TTCTTTGTTTATTACTCTTAAAAATTCCGCTTTTATTGTTTCATTTGATTCTGGTACGTAGTCTGTTAATTTAATTAGCCTATATAATCCACCATCTATGTATTTAAATGATGCAAAACTTAAATTAAATATATCGGTATCGGTTAGCTTAACAAAGCATTCTAATAACCTGCTATTCTTATCTGTTATCTCAGCCATATAAGGACTGTAATAAATGTTAAATTGATTTTGATTTAATAGTCCACCCGCCAATGAATAAAACAATTCTCTAGTTGCTCCAAAGTTTAAATCATTACCAACTGTAACAGGATTATTAAAATGCCCTGCATAACCATAAACGGTTAATGTAGTTAAAGTAGTTGCACCCTCTTTTAAATCCCAACTTGTAACACCTGTTATTTTTCTTGCTTGTAATATTCTAATATTGCTATCTATTCTTTCCTCTAAGTTGTTTGTGAATTTATAAATAGTGCTATAAACTTTATCCTCATCCGTTATGCTTACCAATACGGTTGGAGAAAATATAATGTCTACGCTTTCCGTTTCTTTTGAAAATTCGTATTCACTATCAAATATCCTGCTTCCGTATCCTTCATTATATCTTTTTCTATATAACTCATTCCAATAATCGCTATCATCTTTGTATTTAAAAGAATAGTAACGACTATTTAATTCAGACATTGGCTTTATTTTTATAGGCTTAGCCCTATCTATCTTTTGACTCCAATCTTCTACCGTACCGTCGTAATAACTTGTGTATGGCTTAATAATTAAATGCTTTTCTTCAAACCTGTTCTCATCTACATAAAGATTAAATAACTTTAATATAGAAGCAAAGAAATCCTTTTGTAAAATGTTCGGTGGAATACAATCATTTAAAGAAACAGTATCTCCTAAGTTTACATTTAGTGTAATTGGAATATCTGAACTAATACTTACCGAACCTGCTTGATTAATTAAACTATCATAGCACATCCCTGTATCAGCTGCACTTGCTTGTACCTCAAAATAATCTCCTGTAACAATCGGTTCATCAACTAAATTCACAATATAAAAGTCATTAACTGTTCCTGAAAATGGAGGAATAAATTTTGTCGATGATGGTATTAAAACTCCATTTTTATATGTATCAATATAAATACCATTATTTACTGGTGTGTTAGTTGTAGATGCAGTAAATGTTATGTCAACTTTAAAGGTTACATTAGTAGGGTCAAGTCCTGTATAAGTAAAAACACTACCTGTAGTTCCACCATTGATAGTCCAGTTTGTTCCGCTAAAGTTTTCCCATTGAATAGGCATTGGTGTAGCTTGGTCAATACATCCAGTAGTTGCTTGAGGTGTACAACTTACTTGTTGGGTTCCTGATTTAGTTAATTTCTTTTTGTTAAAAGGAATAATTAATGTTTTAAATCTATCAACCTCAAAACCATTACTCCAAGTGATGTCATAAGTATAACCTGCTGCTGCAAATATTTTCTCTAGGTATTGCTTTACAAATAAAGCCGGTCTAAATGTTCCATAATCCCAATCGTGCTTATTAGTAGAATATAAACCATAATCAATATGTGGGTAATAATAACCTGCTCCACCTTGGTAGTTATCCCAACTTGCTACAATGTTTTGGTAGCTATACGTATGATTGTAAGCACTAAAATCTAATTCCTCAAGTTTCTTTGCTCCTAACTTCATTGAGAATCCACCCAGTTCTCCTATAACACTACATTCATATTCTACATTCTTTCCGTCAACTATTATTTCAAGCAATTTAAATACTCCTTTAATAACAGTCATCCTGTCTACCTCAATAGAACATTTAGCAGTTTTACTTGCATTAAAGTTATATCCTACGTTTGCAGAAGAATCATTAGTAAAGTTTGCGTTATTAAACTCAAATATATTACCCAACAAACTATTATTTGTAGCAGTTCCTGGCAATATAATAGTCTTGCTAAATGCAGTTGTTTTGCTATCAATGTTTTTTAAATCACTTACCGAAAAGGTTATTTGATTGCTCAACCCCTTATCAATATCTAACTCAAAGTTTTCTAAAAATATTCTTGTCATTATCTTAGTTGTGAGTATCTTGTTTGATTCATATTAAATGTCAGTTCCAATGCCTTTAATTTATTAAATACATTTTTACTGAATTCATAGTTATTATCTGTTAATGTAACTGGGTAAAAATAACCGTCTATTTCCATCAATATTTGTGGACTTGTTATAATATCTGCCATCCAAGTATATTCATCATCCGTCAAAGCATCTGCAGTTAGTTTATAGGTATAGGTTGCCTTATTACTATAATTAGTTGCGCCTTCATAATACCTATTAGATGCGCTTTTGTAGTCAACCGAATTACCGTTAAACCTATAATCTCTTTGCTCGTATGCTTTACGTTCTACATTTAAATTCAACTTGCTTACTAAATCAAATCTTTCACTATCCCACATTCCCCAACTATTCATAAAATGAATATTAATTGGTTCGTACTTAGGATTGCAAACTACGTTAACCCTTATTTTATCAAAGCTATTAAACCAAACTTCATAGTATTTAACACTATCATCAATCGTTATTCCTAAGTTAGTTGATATTGCGCTACTGCCTATATTCATTTGTACAAAACCATTAGTAACTGCAGTGGTAGTTCCTGATGCAGTTGCTATAAGGTTATTTGATTCGTTATAAGTAGAGCATTTTAAATTTAAACTTGTATTGGTATAAAATGGTATGTATAAATTCTCTCCTAGTTTTGTATTAGCATAGTTTGGTCTATTGGTTAACCATTTATTTAATTTAGCCGATATGCCTATTGTTCTACGTTTAAACAAAGGAGCAATATAATTAAATACCTGTGTAGTTGCAGAGGCTTGATTTAATGCTGCTACTCCGTTTACTTCATCCCCTACTCTTATCTCATATTGTACACCCATTTCTCCGCTTACATTAGGTTGATAAACATAAGCAGTCCCCAATGGTTCAAACCAGTTAAACGTAATTGAATTACGTACAGTTGCACCTGCATTAAAATAACCCTTTCCATTAGATGGTTCAGGGAATTGTCTTACTGATAATTTCTTACTACCACCTACATAAACTTCAAATATATATTTCATATCTGTTGAAGCCGATGCAGTACTTGTTGCCACGTGCCATAAATCATCCTGTGCAGTTGAACCGCTTGGAGGATTAGAATTAATTGTTATACTCATTTCTTTTTAGGATTTCCTATTTGAATTACTATTGTTCGTGCCATTACTTCGCCTAAATCTTCTATCATTTCTTTTTCTACCTGTTCAGTTGCCTCATCAAAAAAGTTAGTTGTCTTAATACCCCACTTTTTAATTAAATAAACTAAAGCATCAGTTTTTAAATCTAATAAACTTACTTTCTTTTTTTCTTGACCTACTGCATTCACAGTATTTTTTCTAGTTGCTACTTTTATTTTTGCTTTGCCACTTTGGATATATTGCTTTATACTCTTTCTACCTTCCTCACTCATTCTATAAGTTTTATACTTATATGGACTGTTAGGCGCATTTTTAGAACTTTTAACTCCTTTTACACCTTTGTTTACAAAGTCATAATAGTTAGCCATATAAATCCTCAAAGTATTTCCATCTTTAGAAACTTCAGGGTCAACACCCTTAAGCATCTTACCACTTGCAACTACTCCTTTATTATTTATGCTTTCTGCAATCGCTTTTACATAAATAGCTGAATATCTTTCAAAGAATGATAATGTAACATCATTTAAATCAATAACCTTATTATCGCCAAACTCTATATCTCCGCTTAACTTACCTTTAGCAATAGCATCAATTTGACTTTTTGTTATGCTCATTATCCTTTTCTAATTTTAATTTCAAATAAAGCAAATCATTTAAAAAATGAATTACTTTTAAATTCCAAACCGATTCAACAGGTATTCCTTCGAAGTCAGCGACCATTTTGGCATTATAAAGCCATCCAAAATGTTTTGCGAATTCGTCAACATCTCCGTTGCTTGTTCCTTCGCTATCCCCTTCTTCATCATTTCGTTTATCAAATAAGGCTGGATAACTTGCATTGATACGTTGAATAAAGTGTAAAAAAAAACCGCTGCGTGATATGCAACCTCAAAATCCATCTGTTCTAAATCACTTGCTAATTCTTCGTGTTCTACCCATTTACCCCACTTGAATTTAACTGGTGTAACTATTGAAGCCATTATCTTATGTAAGTTCTGAATGATATCAGTACTAAAGGTTGATACCTCTACATAAGTGCTTGATTTACATTTTGTTACATCATAGTTGATTCTATAAAATCGCTTTCCTACCCTTACTATCTTTTTAGGTTTACCCTTTAGTAAATCCTTTTCAAATATTTTAAAATGGTTATGTACTGCACCACATAAAATATTAAACTTCCTCATTGACATTTTCTCTACTTGTTCAGGTGTCTTTCCTGTAACAATTCCTACCATTTTAATTGACTTGTCTAAGTCCATATCTTCAGAAGTAGCCACATAGTACAACTCTTGAAATTGCTTAATTGTCATAATCTATTATATAAGTTTTTGAAAAATGTAATTAAATGAAGTGGTATTGACCGCTTCCTCTGTTCTCAATCCGGCATTTATTAGCTAAAGCCAAAGCATTAACGCAGTCATCGTGAAATCCTACAGGCGCAGAATACCTTACTCCTGTTGAAGTAAATAGATATTCAAATATTTCTAATTCGTCTTTAATTGGGCCTTCAGGGAATCCTATTTCTTTTTTATGGATTGAACTTGCAAGGCTTTCCATAAGCTGCTGCTTACTGGTTGAGGTATATTTAAAGCCGGTCATATCATTAAAGTACTTTTGTAGGTCTTCAACTATTGCATCGCCTACTCCTGTACTATCTATAAAAATATGTTTGTGCTTTCGTATCTGTTTAATTGTTTCTTTAGTTTGTAACCAATCCTTTTGGAATCTTTCAAAGTGAGATACATTACCATTGCTATCTAAACCTATTATAACAGTCCAGTCAAAAGACTTTGCCAAATCTATACCAAAATACATTGCTTCGTTTGAACTTAAATAGCAAGTACATTTATTGATATGCTCTGCACCGAAAGGGTTGGCTGCATTCTCCATAGGGTTAGCCATATACTCCTGCTCAAATACCGAACTGGGTAATTGCGCTTTTGCATCGTTAATCTCTGAAGTCTTAATGTACGGATTGTCGTATGTAGTAAATTTAAAACTTTCCCAATCTCTTTGCCCACCCTTCATATAAAGGGAATAAAAATAGTTTTTACCTCTTGGAGTAGATAAGAATAACGCTCTGCCTTGATAATCGGTTAAGGTAGGTCTAATTGAATTTAGCCACCCATCTTTTAAATTAGGGATAAAACTTGCTTCATCAATTACTACTAAATGAAACTTCCTTCCTCTTAAGTTATCTAATTTTTCTCCAGTAAAAAATTTAACAGTTCCCAAGTTGGGAAAATGAATAGTTAACTCACTTTTGTTATTTTCGAACGGTACACATTTAATAAGTTGTTCAAAAAATGTTTTAGCTAAATCATATGTTGGTGTAATATATGCCACTCTCATTCCTTGAATTGCATTACTTATAATTTCAATCTGACTTAATTCAGACTTACCAAACCGCCTTCCGCACATAACTACTCTAAACCTTGCAGTTGATTCTAGTATTTTAGTTTGGTTAATATGCGCTTCTGGTAGTTCTAAAATCATAATATTGTTTTACCCTTAACAAATACTACCTCTATTTTACTATCTTGGGTAACTGCAGTTGTTTCTTTCGGCTTACCATATACCCTACTCAGTAAAGTATCTACGGAATACAAAGAACCTTTAGCCATTGACTTGATTAAAGCATTAGCCAAAGTCTTTTCTAATATTGTGCTTTCTTTGTTATCCCATACCGCTTTAAGTTCATCAACAGTCATAGCCATTAATACCTGAATGCAATCCATAACCTGTGCATTCTTATATCCGTGTGGTGCAAGTTCTGTGATATACTTTCTAGGTCTGCCATTACGATTACCTTTCCAGGCTGCACCTTTCTCATATCGGTTTAAATATCCGCCGTGTGGTTGTTTCTCTAAAGACATATTTTAAATAATTTACTCCAAGATGTAGGGTTAAATAAATGCCTATCTAATTCATAACCCATTCTTTTAAACATAGTTACCCATTCAGTTTGCTGCTTTACGTTTATATGTCCCCATTGTTCATCGTAGTCCGTTTTCTCACTCGTTGAACTAAATAGTACGTAAGTAGGTTTAATGCTCTTAAATAGGCTTAAAATCTCTTTATCGGTCATATGCTCCGCTACTTCAATGAATGCCATTAAATCGGTTGTAATTGGCTTATCAATGATATTAAGGTGAGGCGCATTTTCTTTTATATAAACCTTATGCTCATCCCATATTTCATAAACAAAGGTTTCATATCCTTCGTTGTGAAAGGCATCGGAATAAACTCCAGTACCTGCACCAAAGTCCATTACTGTTTTAATTGGTAAGTCTGTAAATTGTTTAGCCGTTACTAATGCTAAGTTCTTAAAACTAGGATTAGCAAAACTAATTCCCCACTCCAATTCTTTCTCTAGGAATTCTTTAGTTGTTATCATACCATCTATATATTAGGTTTAAAAAATCAATTACGCAAACATTACAATTATTATTATAATGATAATAAGCATCCTTTACTCTACGATATTCATTTAGTAGTTCTATTTGTACGTCGTGATGAAAGTTTACTATCTCTCCAGTCCTGTGATAGAAGTCGTAGTAATGCCTGTGCTTATCAAATATTTCATTTGTTTCTTTCTCAACTAATAATGCTTTTGTAGGCATCGTATCGTTGCTGATTAATTTCTTTGAAGTTGTACCTTTTGGACGCCCACGCATATAGTTCGTTGCCTAAATTTTCCCTTAGGCTTGGGTTGTTGGTTAATAAATTAATATACCTGAACCAGTCCTTTTGATTGTTTACCCATAGTACAGGTGCATCTACATCCATATTATAAGGTGCTACGTTTGAACAAATGACTGGCAATCTTTTTGCTGCTGCTTCTAATATTTTTAAATTGCTTTTGCAAGCGTGCCATTCTGAATCTTCTAAAGGTATTAATACAATATCTGCAAAGTTGTACATATCCATATACTGAGTAGGACTAGCTGAATGCAATTTGATTGATGGCAAATTACCAGTAAACATAGAGAACATTTTATCCCATATTGACTTAGTATAAGCATCGCTATCATTATAACCACCCATTACCATTTGAATATCTTTTCTACCTTGTAACCTTTTTAACGGCTCTTTTAATATCTTAATATCGTTATCGTGGCTTATGCTCCCACACCAAAACAATCTTACCTTATCTGACTTAACTCTAGTATCGTTAAACTGATTTAATCCATAGGGTAAGGCATTCGGCATTACAATTACGTTATCATTAAACTGCTTTACTTTATTCAATAAATTAGAATTAGTAACCGTAACTAAATCTGCCTGCATTAAATTCCGCTCAATCCTTTCAGCTATATCTTGATAAGTATTATAATAAAGATGGTTAAGTGGTAATTGCCAATGGTCATCTATATCCATAACTACTTGACATCCAAGTAATTCCTTAGTTTTGTTCCAATTTATATCGTATTGGCATATCCTATTATACAGTAAAATATCCCAATCTTCGGTCTTATCTTCTGTGATGTAATTGGTTACATAGCCTTTAATATCATTCATAAAAGCAAGTGGTAACATTACTCTATGATATCCGCAGCCTGATTCTTTATGTGTTACTCCTATGATGTTCATTGGGTGCTTTTGTATCTATTTTATCTTAATTGATATGAATCCTGCTCCGAATATTATTGCTATTAATTCTACTGTATGTATTGGTAAAAATGTAAATAATAAAGCACTCCATACTGTTAAACATTGGATGCAGTCAAATGGTCTTAGTCTCTTTACTAAAGGGATTTTGAATATGCGCTTTAGCATGATATGCCCATTAAATACATTAATAAAATAATAAGCAAAGGTAAATGCGGCTATTGTAGTTATCATTGTAGTAAAATACATTTTAATTCTTTTTTTACTTTGTTAGTAATATTGCAAACGTGGTTAACTGGTATTCCGTAATACTCTGCTACTTTTCTATTGCTTCCTAGTTCTACGTATTTATTAAATATTCTTATTTCGTGGTCGGTTTCAATGTCTATGTTATTCTTTGTGAGCGCTTTTGTTGCCTCTGCTGCTAAACTCTCAGGGATTATCGGTAAATCTAACTGACTATTAAAATACTCAACTGCCTTTAATAAATCACTTTTTTTGTACTTATAATAAAATTCACTTGTTTTAGAGGTAGCCATAAACCAACATATCTTTATAGCATATCGTAATAAGTTATTAGAAGCGAATAAAGCTGCTATCTTATCACAAGGCTGAAGTAGTAAGCTAACTGCTATTTCTTGTCTTAAATCATCTTGTATTGATTCAGGCTTTGTTTTGCTAATCGCTTTTATAAGGTCAGGATGGTTATATATCTCCAACACAATGTCGTTACACTTATTCATTAATCTAATCCTTTAAAGGCTTTAAGTGGGTAAAAAATAAGTGAATTACGATATCCACCTTCAAACGTTGGTATAATTGGAGTAACTCCGTGAACATTTCTCCAAGCAGGATAAACCAGTATTGAATTATCAACCTGACCAATAGTTGCATTATAATCAGGAATATGTAAATCACCGCCTTTTGAATTTAACCTTTTGCATATTATTACATTAACACAGTTTTGAATATTACCTGTATCTCTGTGGAATGGTGCAGATATATTAAAGTTTGAAATTGAACTGGTGAATAAATTGCTGAACTTCCATTTATCTTTTACATCTGCAAACATCTCTAATTGCATTTCATATTGCTTAGGTAATATTTGTTTTATTAATTGTTCGCTTTCTTTAGCTAAAAGCAACATTGCTTTAATAAATGTCTGTGCAGACTTTACTGAATGTACTGAACTTTGGCTACCATAATTCCTTCTCATATGTGGTTTAGGTGCAACACTGCCAATTATAGTGCTAAATTGTTTACAACTCCTATCTATTATACCTTTTCCATTTTTATCAAAACCTAGCATTTTTGGTCTTTGCATTTCAGTTTTAGGTACACTTTTAGATAATAACTCAACATTTGCCAAGTCTGCCAATTTGCGCATCTTTTCCGGCATTTGTTTCATATAGAATCCAATTGGTTCGCCATCAGCATAAAAAATACAATCTTCATTTACATTAGATTCAATATATTCACACTCCTGTCCAATCTTTCTATTATGTTCAACTTGTATTAAATCAATTCTTGTCATTTTACAATTTTTTTATAATGATTTGCTAATGCTTTTATATCTGTTTTCATATCTATTCGCTCTCCTTTATTTTTTAAAGTTATAAAGGGATTCCATTCATAACACATTTTTTTAGCTGACTCCTCATCTTTCTTTAATTTATACATATCTTGCAATCCACCAGCATTAGTTCCAACATCAGGACAGGAAAACCAATAATGATTAAATCTTAATATGCCATTGCCATTCTTAATAGTTTGTAAAGCAAAATCCCTGTCTTCTTTTAAATTAAACTCAGGTCTATAATTCCAACTTATTTTAGAAATATTCATTAATACACAAACCTCTGCAAATTTCTTATTAATGGAATAAGTTGTTTTTTCGTGCCAAGCGTGTTGAGTATAATTAATACCAATTAATTCAAAAGGTAAATCTTTGACTTTTTTTAAAATATCAATCCAAATAGAAGCATCTTTTTTTATTGTCTTTCCATTATAAATTCCAAATGAATTAACATCGTCATCACAAATTAATACCCATTCATATTTATTTTTTCTTGCATAATTAAGCATAAAGTTTCTAACATATCCAATACCTTTATTATTTTCTAATATAGATATTTTATTAGGTATGTTATATTTATCAATCTCTTGTGGTTCAATAAAATGTTTAACCTCAATACCAACCTCTTCAAATAATTTATAAGTTTTAGTATTAAATCTACCTTTAGTTGGTATAAAACAAATCATATCTTTTCCTTTTCAGCTTTTAAATATTCCATAATCATACCACCAACATATGCTTTTTGTTCTCTCCAAAATTTAACTAATTCAAAAGCCTGTTCATAATGTTCAGCTTCAAATTCTATTTGTATAGCTTTCTTAACTCCGTTTATCATATCATTAATTTCAGAAGATATATCTTCTCCATCTAAAATAGAATAGTCAACTGGTGCAGCAAACATAGGTAAGTCCATTCCCCAATCTTTTAATTCTATTTCATCCCATTCATTAGCAACCATCTCCCATTCCCATTCTCCGAAGCCTACATTATCTTTAATAATAAATTCATTCTGCTTTTGTTCGCTCCAGTCAACTACTTCAACGTTAACCTCTTTATATCCGCATTCAATCATAGCTTTAAAACGCATATTACCTCCAAGTATAATCATATCTTTATTAACCACAATAGGTCGTACTGATTCCATTTCAGGAAAATCCTTAATTGACTTTACAAGTTTTTTAAACTTTTCATCTTTAATTAATCTTGGATTCTTTGGATTGCTTTTTACTTTATCTACCTTAACTTTTATCATTGATTAATTTTTTAATATAAAATACTGAATCTAATAATTCTTCGTATAAATGATTTAGCAATTCTTGTTTATTTAAATTAGCATCATCTAGTGTAGTTCCATAAGTTTTAATTCCTTTGTCAATGCGCTTTTGTAAGTCTGCATTTATATCGTCTAATAATTTCATATTTTATTTTTCTTTAAAAAGTTCAAATGTATTTCAGTCATTTCTTCAACTGTCCATCTATTTTTAAAATCGTAGTCATAATGACAAGTTCTGCATAAAGCGGCAATATTGGTTATTAAATCTTGCTCATCCTTTCTTTTACTCCCAAATTTAGATTGTGCTATTATATGCGCAATGTCAACCGCTTTACTACCGCATACCTCACACGGAATAAAATCTTCTATACCATATCCAAAATATTTAAAATACTCTTTGGTATATTTTTTCATTAAAAAGGTAATGATTCACTTGTATTTATATTAACCGCTTTTGGTTCTACCTTTGCTTTTGGTTCAAAGTCATTCAAAGTTATCTTTACATTTTTACCATATTGGTCAGGTTCAGCATAAATACTAATATTAACTTTAACATACCTCTTTCCATTATATTCGTATGAATGCTCTAGTGCATCTGTAATACATAGGCTTGAACTTAGGAAAGTTTCATTAATCTTTTTACCGCTTCCTAATCTGATGGGTTGTTTTTTTTCGTTGCTCATTGTTATTGGTTTAAATATTCGTTTATGATTTTAATTGTATGTCCAAATCCTTGTCCAAATTCTGCCTTATATCCCTTACCTCTTAATTTCATCATCATTATTTCCTGCTCCTCGTGATGGGCATTCTTTCGCATTGTACCATCTTTTTTGAATACTATGTTATTAACCGTTTTTAATTCAATAAATAGTCCGGCATAGTTTCCTTTAGGCTCAGCAATAAATAAATCAGGATAAGCGTTTGAATACTGCAATGCTTTGTGTCGCTTTGCCATCCCTATACTCATTCTCATTCCTGAACTAAAGTCAGTTCTAAATATAACGTATGGGTAGATTTTACGTATGTAGTCGCAAACTAACCTGTGTAAGTCTTTCTCTAACATAAAAATAAAATTAAAATAAAGTTATTCACATTAATAAAAAAGTTATCAATACTAGCTTTCTATTTTATTCCATATCTTTTCTCCATCCTTACCCCAGTAATGGTCGCACTTATTATTTTTTAAAGGTAATTCCACAAAGTAACTTTGATATAGTTCATCCGATTTTGCAGTAAACCTGTAGCAATTTTCTTTGTAAGGGCAATTTAGTTCTTCTATTTCGCCCAAACATTTTGTTATGTCCACTTTGATTTTTGTTTAAATGTTTTATCCTTCTTATAGTTTTCTAATAAGTCTGTAACTTCTTTACCTAACTCTCTATCTTGGGTATAGGTTCGGTTGTAGTATTCTTCTTTACTAATAAATACTTTTCCATTAGAATATAATACACCTGCATTAACTCCTTCCATATAATCATTTAAAATTTGTTCTTTTTCTCTTTCAAGCCTATCTTTCATTAATCTTAATATTAATGGCATCATAGGATAACTATTGATTGATTCTAATTCATCAATCAACTCTTGCATTGCAGTTTTCATAGCTTTTCTATTTCTTTTTTTACTTCATACCAATAATCAACTGGATGTATACCAAATATATCTTTTTCACTTAATAGATGTGTATTTATTATCTCATCTACTGCTATTAAAGCACAGTCTTTAGCTTGATAATAATGAGAATTTATTTCAAAATATTTATTAAATAATTCTTCTGCTTTTTCTTTTGGACTACTCATATTTATTTCTTTTGATGTCATAATGTTGTTGTTTATTGTAAGTATTTAAATAATTTATCCTTACTTTATATCATATAGCATATACCAAATTTATTTGTTAAGCTATTTTTATTTTACCTATATCTTATTACGTATAATTTTATGTCGCTTAAAGTGTCGCTTAATGCACTTTTTGGTAGAATAAATTGTATTATGCACTTTTAAATGTTCAATAATGCAAGATATTGCACTTTCTAATGTGTCGTATAAGTCACACATATCGATAAATTTGTGACTTTAATGACTCGTTATTCATTCATATTTGTTTTTTATTAATCAATATTTAGAAAAATTCATGCAAAATGTTAATCAAATAGTTCATAATATGTAAGCTATTTTAACAAATAAAGTTTAATAATGTTACAATATGCGCAGTATAACTTCTTAATTTGGCACTATTTTATTACCTACTTTGTCATAAAATATTGCTTATGTTGGAAATATTCCGAATTATCATCATTTATTTTATCTATGGCAAAAAGCACCACAGGATGTTTCTTTTTTTAAAGATTTATAAAGTGTTTCTATTTCATTAAACATTAATTTCTCTTGTTTACATTCTTCAGCTAACTGTCTTAGACTTTTACCATTGCCCATTATAGAATAATACTTTAATCTTTTATCCTGCATCCCTTCCTCAAACTCAATCATTTCATTAAACTCTTTATTATTTAAATGATACATTGCTCTGTATTCTTTTTCTGATTTAAAAAAGCACATTCTACATCCACCCCTTAACATATAGACTGGAAACTCAGGATGTAGATTATTTAGTTTTAAAATATCTTCGCAATCATTTCTATTTAAACTATTTTCAATTAAAGGATAACTATATTTAACATTTGACTTTAATTCTAAATTACCAGTTCTACCTTCTTCATCTGCATTAAAACCTATCATTAATTCACATTCGCCTTGATTATGTAAAAAGTTATCTATTGGCTCAATCTTAAAAAGTCTTGTACAATATCTTGCTTGACCTGAAGGCATATACTTTTGTTTCTTAGCATAAGCCTCTAATCCTAAATGTTTTTCATTATTAACTTTTACTAAATTAAAATCTCCTTTGTGTAATGTTTTTAATTTATCTTCTACATAATTAATTCTTTTATACATTTCATTATGTTCTGCTCCTGTATCACACCATATCGCAGTTGCACCTTTACCATATAAAATACACATAGTAGTACTTTCTACACCTCCGCTAAAACTTATAAATCTTTTCATAATAATTCTTTAAATTCCATTCTTTCTCCTATAAATTGGAATGGTATGTTTTTTAAACTTCCGTGTCTATTTTTAGCTAATTTAACTATACATTTACCTTCTGCATTATGTGTCATACCATCGACTTCTATTTCTCTTATTCCGTAGGTTTCAGGTCGCATTAAAAATATAACTGAATCAGCATCTTGTTCTATACCACCGCTTTCTCTAAGGTCTGATAACTGTGGCATCTTATCGTTCCTACTTTCAACTGCTCTACTTAATTGAGATAATGCAAGTACTGGTATATTTAATTCCTTTGCTATTATTTTACATCCTCGACTAATTTCTGCAATCTCACTTTCCCTGTTACCTTTCCTATCTACTCCACTCATAAGTTGCAGATAATCAATACATAAGAACTCAATTTGGTATTTTCTTTTAAGGATTGCTGCCTTGCTTCTAAGGTCTCTAATATTTAAACTAGGTGTATCGTCTATGTACAATTTTGCTTTTTGCAATCTTTCTTCTGAAGCCATTAACATAAACTTGTGCGCTTCTGTAAGTTTATTAGTTCTTAGTAAATGATGGGCAATACCTGAATCCAAACTAATTAATCGGTTAACTAATTGTTCTCCACTCATTTCTAAACTAAAAATCCCTACTGGCTTGTCTTGTTTTAATACGTTTAAAATAGCATTTAACATAAAAGCAGTTTTACCTTGTGCCGGTCTTGCTGCTAGAATTATTAAATCAGGATTAACCCATCCGCTAATATACCTATTTAAACTTTGCCATCCTGTATCTATTCCTATTTGCCCATTCTCAATTACTGCATCTCTTTCTTTAGCTAAAGACATTATGTAATGCGCCATCCCTTTCTCACTATTCTTATAAATACTTTCTTGAGCATTTAAAATCTTATTTGAAGCATTATTTAGATGGTTCTCAATATCGCCTACATAAGAATCATTTACTAATTCCTGACCTATTACTATTCCTTTTCTTTGTAAATAACATTGCTGCAAAATTAATATCCAGTCATTCATTGAACTACTGCCTGTTACATTATTGGTTAACTTTACAATCTCATAAGCACCGCCAACCATATCCATCTCTTTTTTATTTGTCAAGTATTGTGATACAGTTACTATATCAATAGCAGACATTTTATCATATAGTGCCTGGATTGCTTTAAAAATTAATTGGTTTTTAGTCTGGTAAAAGAACTCACTTGTAATTTTTGCTATATATGTATGAACTGAATTTTGTTCAATCAATAGCACTCCAAGTATCCTATCTTCTACCTCTTTATTATTTGGTGGTGTTTTAGCCATTTTAAGCCTGTTTTTTAGTTATTTAATGCTATCGTGATAGATTCCCTCAAAAGTTATTTAAAATCGAAATTTACTATCTTAAAATGCGTTTAAATGATATTTATACTTATTCGAAGATAAAAATTGTATTAAAGAACTATTTTTGTTAAAAAATCCCCTTTATTTATTTCTTTACTTTCTTTCTTTGCATAGGGGTACCCAATGGGTGCCCCATTAGGGTTCCCATTTTTCCACCTCTTTAAAGCGTTAATTTTACCCTTTTCTTGCATAGAAGTTCTGATTTTTAAATGGTCATTTAATCGTCTAGAAAAAAAACCTTCTTCGGCTATTTCAAATAAATTAAATTGCTCAATTACTGCCTTAACTTTTACTTCGCTTGTTTGCATCTGCATAGCTAAAACTGGAGTTATATTTAAAGGTAAAATCCCACCTGCTTGTGCTAAATTTTCAACTAAGAACCAATAAATTCCATATCCTTCCATTCCTAATTGCTGCCTTAAAAATAAGATTTTAACATCGTTTGCTGAATTATAATCGTGGCTAAAGTAATAAGATTTATTCATTTATTTTTATTTTACGTTTGTTATCCTCAAATGTTATTTCTATTAGCCCTGTATCTTTTAATTCATTTATCCAATTATTTACTGTCATAGTTGATACCTCAAAGGCATCTGCATAATAGGCATTAGATTTGTTATACCTTTTTGTATGCTCAAGGTAAATATAAAAAATCTTTGCTGAATTATTTATTCTATACTCTAAAATATCTTTTTTAATGTTAATCATAAGTTAAATTTAAGGGGTGGCGATTAACCACCCCAAGTTAATTAATTAATTTCTGTGTAAATTTTTCTTGCTTCTCTTTTGTTTAATACGTAAAATTCTCCGTACTTAATAGTCCTTCCGAATTTATTAGTATGTTTAATAAAGTCGCAAATGATATTTACTCCCATTTTTCGTAGGTTGGTTATCCTAGCAGTTGGGTTTAAAATACCATTCATTACAAGGTTTAAACTTGTTTGTCTTTTTTCAGTTAGAAGTAAATTTAATACCTCTGCATTCTGATTTGTTGGTGTTGTCATTTTTTTATGGTTTAAAGTGGTTTACAAGGTGTATGATACTGGAGTGGTGCATTTTTAATTTCCTGCCAATATCGGTTAAAATAAATCCTTTTTCTCTAGCTGCTTTTGAATATTCAACCCTTCTTTTTACAGTTTCATATTTACGATTGTTTTCTACTAATTGCTCATAAGTTATTTTATTTGACTTTAAATAATCATTTGTAAAATCGTCTATACTTTCAGTATTCTTTACAAATTCTTTTACTTCCCTTTCAACTACCTGAATCTTAACAGTTTCTAAAGGGTAACGGTCAAATAATAGAGCAATTTTTTTCATATCATAATCGCTGCAGCTTGTATAAATTTGGATGTATTTTAAAATACTTTTTAAATTATCTGTCATTACTTAATTGGTTATATAAATTATTCATAAATTCTCCTGCCTGTTCTATCTTAGATAACAATAATTGCATATCCTCAATATTGGCTTCAATCCTAAAGATAAACATTTTTAGATTATCTGCAATTTGTGGGCAATAACTAACAAAATCACAAAACTCACTTTCCGTTATCATCATATCGCTTTGGCATTGCCAATAGTATTGTTTATAGTTTTTCTTAAAATACTCTTGACTTTCGATTAATCCGTTATTAATATGATTAGTATAATTATAAGGACATTTAACCTGTATGATTCCACCGCCTTCTATTAAGCCGTCAGGTGTGCCTCCGTACAATCCGTTAATCATTTCAATATAACCACCTGACTTTACTTTGTTTCCAGTCTTTCCTTCATAAAATTTAATGGCTTCATTCTCTAATTCTAGTCCATGATTAGTAGCATTAGAAGTAAATTCCCTTTGCACTCCTGTAAGCCTTTCAGCTAGTTTAGAAGTTAAATACTCCTTAGTAGTTGCTGATAAGTTACCAGCTTCTGACTTTAATTTAGGTTCAGTCATTAGGTTGTAGATGGTTGAACTGGTTATTTTTCCCATTCTTTGCTCAAACCATTCGCTTGAATATTGCTCTATCATTATTTCATTGCTTTTATGGTTAATAAATCTTTGTCTCTCAAAACTAAATGTGCTTTTGCTTTTTCAAATACATCCCTTTCGCCTTCGTTATATCTGGCTATTAAAGATATCATTTGAGTATCTGTCATAAAAGGTTTCTCTGCTCTACCGTGGTCATTTGTAGCATCTGCATCCTTAGTGTCATCTATTAAAAACAAACCGTTTAACGCATACTTTCTAGCATAGCTACTGGATGCTCCAAAGGATTGTGCTATATCCATACCTTTACGATTTGGCTCTATTCCTGCACAAGCGGTAGTATAATAGTGTTCTAAACCATCGGTAAATACTATTCTACTTTCGCAGTAAATAATTCCACCTGCTTCTTTAATTGTATCGCTAATAATTAGCTGACAATTATACTTTAGAAGTAAAGGTTTAACCGCTTCGAGAATATCCTCGCAGCTTCTGTACTTATACTTACCAAACGCATTCGTTTGATTCTTAGGTGCTTTTAGTTCGTTTTGAATTTTGATTAAATTGCTCATATTAGGTTTATTAAATAGTTACAAGTTTGGGTTAATGCAGTTTTAAATTCTGCTTCTGTTATTTGCTTATAATCTTTATCAAGTGTTAGCTTAGCTATATGCTCAGGGAACCTGTTTACCAATATATCTCTGCCTCCCCAGTTAGATATACCTAAGTCTTCCCTAATAATAGCAAAGTAAGAATCTTGAATAACTCCATTAATTAATTTAAAATATAATGGTAGTTCGAGTGCAATTTCGTTTTCTACTTCGGTTTTAAATTTGATTGTCATAATTAAAAGTTTAAAAAGTTGTCGGCTAATAATGCGCCAATAATAAGAATTGAGATTAGGATTGCGTCTTTAATTTCTTGGTGTGTCATAGTTTTGTTTTATTAGGTTAAAAATGTAGTTAATCCAAGTATTGAAATCACTTGGGGGATTTGGTGGTTGGACTGTTTTCATTTGTTTGGTTTTTAGTTATTAAATAAATTTAACTTTTTTTGATTTTAAAAATACTTTTACTTTATTTATTTGCTCAACAAAATCTATAATTCTTTGTGTTTTTCTTTCTTCCTTAGAATAAGTATAATAAGTTGTAATAAAATCTTTGTATGTACTTAACCATTGCTCAACTGTATAAGCTGGTAAACCATTTAAGATTAAAAATTTTTCGTTTGAAGTTGTCATTTTGTTTGTTTTTTCGTTATTGATAAATCAAAGATAAAACGAATATTCCAAACTACCAAATAAATTTTAAACTTTTTTTTAAATTAATTTATATTCTATATATAAATATTTTAATAACTATTGATTCTATTGGGTTTCAGCCATAAAAAAACCCCTCAATGTAGAAACACTAAGGGGTAACCAAAACTAAAAAACAAACTATCTTTTACTTCTTTCGTATTCAATTAGCTTATCTGCAAACATATCTACGAACAGTTCATTATACTTTAATTTCTCTAAGTTCATTGCATTTAAAATATGGTGTATTAATTCGTGGTAGAATATTTGCTCCTTACTTCTTTTATTAACTTTCTTACCGCCATACTCATCACATAGCGTAATTATGTTTAGAGTAAAATCAGCCTCTCCCATACACTTATTATCTTGGCAATAATCATTATCAATTATTACTTCAATGGTCTTACCATTTAATTTAAACTTTTCAGGTATTAATATTGAGCCGTTCATCCTTTATAAATTATTCCGTTATAATAACATTCTCCATTTAAAATTAAAGTAGGTTGTGCAAAGAATCCTGTCTTTGTAAATACTACCTCTATGAATCCCTGCTGCCAATCTGCAGTCTTACCAGTAGGGAAGAATTCTACCTCTTTCGTTAACCTAGTGCAACCTGATTCAAGCCATACATACGGATTCTTTCTATTTGTTAAATACTTAGAATTTAATCGGTGTGTATGACCAGTGCTTCCACTACCCATATATTCAAATATGTTTTTTTCCGCTGCAGTTTTATTTAAACTTAATCCATGCGTGATGTCGAAAATATTAAATAAATTGTACACGTCGCTTTCGTCATATATAAATCCGTCGCTTTCCTTTAAGTCTAGCATTTCATTATACTTAGTACTATTATAATTCTTATAAAGTACTGCTAATCTTGCTAACTGCTTATCTCCTAAATTATATGGATTAGTTATTCTTTCATCGTGGTTTCCTAATCTTACCCTAATCTTAGCATCTGTACTTAATCGTAAAGGCTTGAGTATCTGCTCTTTAGTATATTCTATTTCGCCAACTTCGGTATATCCTTTTAGTATGCCCTCTTGGTATAACTTCTGACTATGCTTTGATATATAAGGCATATCCGTTACATCTCCATTAATTATTACCTCATCAAATTTATTATGTTGCAGAACTTGATTAATACACCTTAAGGCTGAAAGGTCTGCCAACCATCCGTGGCAGTCGCTAAAAATTAATACCTTATAAAGTTGTTTGTCAAATAACTGTTTTTGTTGCCACCATTCCGTTTGTGTTTTATTGAATCTTGGGCGCATAAGTTTTATTTAGTGAAGTATAGTTTTGATTCGGTTGCTCTTCTAATTGTTAAACCTTTTAATTGTTTACCACCTGCTTTATCCCATCTCATAAATTCAGCTTCAATGGTCTTATCATTAGGGTTTGCTTTTACCTTTTTAAATAAGGTGCTTCTGGTCAATGCTGCACTGCCGCAATTATATTGAAATAATAATAAAGCATCAAATTGGTTCTGTGTAACTATTGTTTTACCTAGTTCTTTATTTAGGTATTTCGCTTTCTTATCAACCTCGTTTTTTAATAATGCTTCCGCTTCTGCAAGGCTTATCTTACTGCCCATTATTATAGAATTGCCTTTTAAATCCATTACACTACCATACCCAATAGTAACAACATTTGCCGGACATCTATAAGCCTCTAATTTACAACCCTCAAATAATTTTAATAACCTGTAAAATTCATTTGATGGTGTCATATATCTAGTATTTTTATTAATTTAATTAAGTAAGGTACGGATAATCCAATTAAAAAAGCAATTAACCAATAAATAACTTTATTCTTTCTGCCTACCTTACTGGTTAAATCCTCGTTAGACTTCTGAATTAAAGTAGTAACTTTTGTTAATGAATCAAACCTAGCATTTAAGATAGTTAATTTAGCAGTTGATTCTATTGACTTTGTTATATATACTGTTTTGTACGGTAATTTAACGTACACTTTTTTCGTCCCATATATTGTATCTATTCGGGACAAAGTTGTATCAAAGTGAGGGTAAATTACCTCGATTGTTGTATCAAAGTGAGTGATGATTGTATCAACTTTAATAACATTGCAAGGGAATGAATCTAAGGCGATTTTAGCCACTATTTCAGGATAGCTACCCAATGCCTTATTAACTTGTTTTACCGCCTTATTTTGGGTGTAGCAGCCTCCTAATAAGAAAGCTGCTACTAATAGACTATAACCCTTTAACATCGTGGTCTTTTGAGTATAGACCTAATAAAACCACTCCAATAGCAGCTACTAACTGTAAACCGCTTTTGCCTGTGAAAGCACCTGCGTTATATGCCTCTAATAAAGCATCAACTATGAAAGGTACACCTGCCAATAATCCGGCAATACTTGTCTTAAAGTTTTTCATTTTTATCATTTTTTAAAAGTTTAAAAAGTGTGTAAGCTATTGATAATATTAATAATGTAATGCGTAGGTAAGTTTCAATGTTAGTCATTGATACCGAAAGCGCAAAGCCATTAAATAAATATATCTTATAATCTTGTGGATTCATTAGTCTTGTTTTACAAAGCGTGGATATTGACTAAGAATATACTCATCTATTGGAGCATTGCTAATTCCCCAAACTGCAACTATTGAAGCCGGAATATAGCAATTAAAATCAGCTAACTGGTTGTTGTTTTTACCTCTTAATGTTACATAGGTATTACATCCCTCTCCGTTACTTGATAGGTTGTTAGCAGTCCAACTTAATGACCAAGCAGATTCTCCTTGATAATTAACGATAACTGGCTTAATTAAGATACCACCTTTTTGGTAATAAATGGTATCATTTCCGATTATTGCAGTATCACTACTATTTCTAAACATTTGCGCTTTTGTTGACAAACTAGCCAACACTAAAACTGATAGGATTATTTTTTTCATATTTACTTTTTTATTTCTTTAGGCTTTGTTGCGATTAATTCATATTTACTTAATGCTTCTAGTACATAGGTACTTGCTGCTTTGCTATCTAATTGCTTTTGGATTATTGCAATTACGTTTTTAAACATCGTAGTGTCCATCTTAATAATTAAGGTGTCGGATACTTGACTAAATGCTGCTGACATACTTAATGCCATTACTAGGGTTGTGATTGTTTTTTTCATATTTGATTTATTTGTTTTCTAATGTTTCTATTCTTTTAATTAATGCTTCATTTTTAGCTGATAGTTCTTGAATAGCCTTTGTTAAAATAGCTATCATACTATTGTACTCAACCCCTGCTAATTTTTTAGTTCCATCATTTTCAACATTATAAAAAACTAAATCTTTATTTACCTTCTCAACTTCATCAGCTATGAATCCATACGATGTATTTTCAACTAATTCATCAGTATATTCATTAGTTAAATTATCTTTTTTACGATAATTAAATGATACAGGGTTTAGTTGATTAATAAAAGAAACGTTACTTATAGATTGAATATTACCTTTTGATTCTCTAGTAGATACTAAATAACCTAAACCACCACCACTTTCAATTACCATTGACCTTCCTGTAGTTGGATTATTATATGGAGAATATGAACCTGTGCCTGAATTAAAAAATCCATCATTTCTGATATACATTAAATTATCTAAATCTAAACTTCTAACTGCAAAAGCATTTGCTGCACTTGTATTTCCTGCTCCTATAGCCGTTAATCTTGCAGTATTATAAGTTCCTCCTATTAATACATTGCCCCCACTTGTAATACGCATTCTTTCTGTATTGCTTGTAGCAAATGTTATATTACTTGCAGTTTCTGCTGTAATTGCAATAAGACCTGTTGTATTATTTAAAAATAAATCATTACCGCTTTGAAATAAATATGATTTACTTGCTCCTCCTACACTTAATGCTAATAAACTTGAACTTGTACCATTAACATCTAATGTAGTTCTATTTGTAGTAGTAAAATTTGGACTTGTAGTTCCTATTCCTACATTGCCACCTGTTGTAATAGTCATTCTTGCAGCTTGGTTAGTTCCAAACTGTAAAGCAGTATTTGAAATAGATTGTAAAAGTGTAGCATTAGATAATCCCCCTGTCATTAAATCTCCTCCTGCATTACTTTCTATTCCATAAGAACCAACTCCTGTAGTATTAGAAACTCTATAAGCATTTACTGCTCCTGTAGTTGCAGCGTTACTGTTAAAGTTTGCACCTGAACTACCAAAGCTACTTGTTACACTACTAGAGAATGTAGCTGCTCCTGTTAGTGTAGCAACTCTAAAATAAGGGGTTGAACCTAAATTTGATAATACAAAATCTCCTGTAACTGCATTATCTCTTCCAAAATCCCAATAGTTCCCACCACCTGCATCTGAACTTCTAATATTACCTTTACCACCTCCACTTGATGAACCCCCACCATATACAATAAAATTCGGAGTAACACTTGCACCTGTATTAAAAATTGCATTTGTTCCTGTTAATAACCCACTAAACGTTGCACTTGTCCCACCCAAAGCACCTGTAAGTGTACCACCTGTTAATGGTAGATATCCACTCAATGTAGCAGTAGAAACTTTATTATTAAAAGTAGTCCAATCAGTAGCTGACAAATAACCATTTGCTGAACCAGTTGCTACAGGAATAGAAATAGTATTTGTAGTCCTTACTAAAGGAGATGAAAATGTTAATACAGATTCTTTACCATTAAAAGTACTCCAATCAGTTGAACTTAAATACCCATTTACTGAACTTGATGCAGCAGGTATAGAAATAGCAGGTGTAGTTCCACCTGAAGAAACTATTGGAGAAGTTCCTGTAACACTTGTTACATAAGTACCTGCAGCTTGATACTGTGGAATATTTAAAGTATTAGAACTAAAGGTTGCTGCTCCACTTGTGCCTGTAGTAGTTAATGTTATTGCTGCTTGTTTAGAATTAATTGCGCTTTGATATCCGCTAAGCATAGAAGCGGTATCTGAAATATTTAATTTTAAATTTATTCTATTACTTAAAGAACTTGTATCAGCCTTTCTTAAGTAAGGACTTAACATAGAAGCAGTATCACTTATATTTAGTTTTAAATTAATTCGGTTACTTAAAGAAGTTGTATCACTACTTATTGCTTGACTAGATAAAACTCCATTTGCATCTGCCACTACCATACGAGTTCCTGTACCTGAAAGATTTGATATTACTACATTACCACCTGCTTTTAATTTCATTACTGGATTAACGTTTGACTCGTTAAAAACCAAATCATTATTGTCAGAAGAGAAATCCCATAATTTATTAGATGAAGATGTATTTTGAAATATTAAACCACCATTTGTATTAGTAGTATTCATTAAAATATTACCATTATAACTTCCAACCTGTAAAGCACCAAAATTACCTATTGTAGTACTTACACTTACAACGTTTCCGTCATCTTTAATATTACTATTTCCTATGGTAGTTGATGATGTAAATTTAGGAACTGTGTTTGTAGTTCCGATTAGTGCATCCGCTTTTGCATTGATACGATTTGATAAACTAGCCGTATCAGTATAATTCATTTTATTGCTTACCCTTGCATCTGTATAATATAGATTAGTTCCCTCTGCAATGTTTGAAGTAGTGCCTTCTACCTTAGTCCATAAATTAGTAGAAGTTTTGTATTGCAATAAACTGTTATTACTTGGACTTTGTGCAGATACATTATGCAGTTCATCCATCTCATAACCATTCTGAATCTTTACAGATATAACCCCTTGTGTAGGATGGCTTCTAGTAACAACACCAACATAAACTAAATGCGATGGAGCATACTGTTTAGTGCTTGTGAATAAACCTGCAGTTGGACTTAAATATAATTGAGTACCTTCTAAAAAAGCACTTGTAGGCATATCTATTAAATCTCCAATTACAATTACATAACCATTTGAATTATCACTTATGTCTGCTTTTACTAAACCAAAAGTTTGTGCAGAAAGACTATCCGATGAAGCTGCTGCTTTTGTAACTGTTGGTAAATTTCCGTGACCACCATTAATAAAAACAACTGTTCCTTTTGTTAAGGTTGCACCTGTTTCATTATATACTTCTTTAACTAATGTTTCAACCTCTGTTACTATACCCTGCATAGTTTGTAAAGCACCAGTACCATCTATATACTGACTTGTATTTCCTGCACCTGTAACTGTTAATGTTCCTGTGCTTGTAACAGGGCTATTAGTAACACTAAATGCAGATGGCATAGATAAACCTACACTTGTAACCGCACTCTTTAAATACGGACTTAGCATTGCTGCAGTATCTGAATATTTAACTCGTAAATCAATTCTATTAGACAATGAACTTGTATCCGCTTCCCTAAGATAAGGACTAAGCATTGAAGCAGTATCGCTGATATTAAGTTTTAAATTTATCCTATTAGATATTGAAGTAGAATCAAAAGTAGGTATAGTCCAAGTACGATTTGCACTTAAATTATAAGTTACCCCATTAATAGTAAGTGTAGTTGCCTTATCTGCTTTTAAATTAATCCTATTGGATAGGTTAACAGTATCTTCTACTAAAGCTAAAGTTCCAGTTCTTACTGGTAAATTATAATTAAAGGTTGTTAAATAACCATCGCCTTCTACTGGATAAAGAAAGGTTGCTTGTCTAGACTTTGTTAAATTATTAGGTAAAAGTCTGCTTGTTCTAAAATTAAATGCCTCATTAGAAGTATATAAAGAAGTATAACCAACTTTATCGCCAATCCCTGCTCCGTTATCTTGAATTTCTACTCCTGCATTTGCAGTTAAAAAAGTACCCGTTAAATCATAAACTCCTAAATCAACATCTTTATTTGCCCCAACATATGGCACATAAGCATCACTTAAAGTATCTGAATACTTAGGGATATTTAAAGTATCTCGTATTAATGTTGCTGCTCCACTTTTAAAATTAGTAGTTAATTTAATTATATTTTGTTTCTCATCAATTCTCCTAGATAAACTAGCCGTATCTAATTTGCGTAAATAAGGCAAAAGCATTGCTGCCGTATCGGAATATTTTACCCTTAAATTAATTCTATTGGATAAAGAAACAGTATCAATAAATTTCATATAAGGCAAAAGCATTGCAGCAGTATCACTTATATTTAATTTACCGTTAATTCTATTTGAAATATTAGTACTATCTAAGTTAGCTTTAATCCATTGAAAGCCACTAAAAACATACAAGCCACTATCAGTTACATTATATCTAATTTGTCCGGCATCTCTACCACCTGTTATATTTCTTAACTGATTGATATTCAACGGAATAGTTAACACACTATCAAATAACATACGCTTAACAGGACCATATCCTGCCTGTGGCATAGCTTGATAAACCTGTGCTTTTAATCCAAAAGATAATAAAACTAATAATGTTACAATGGCACGTCGCATCCAGTAAATTGATTTTGTGTTGAAATATTAATTGTTAACTCCACCCCTGCCAAATAGTCTTCGTACTTATCCGATATCGCGTTAAAAGTTACGTTATCATCTATTGAATAATTATTTCTACCTGTACGCATTAAGCTAAGGATATCAGAAGCTATTTGCACTTGGTCGCTTATTACATCCTCCTCAAACTCAGCCTCTTGACCACTCTTATCTAAAAAGAAAAATTGAACATTGTATATCTGTTCTCTGCCTATATTTAAACTACCTGAATTAATTGAAAAACAAGCAATCGGATAAACTGGTTGTTCATCTCTTAGTAGCCACTCTTTCGGGGTTGCGTACTTTGCTGTTTTTATCATTTCGTGATTTTGCAGCAGACTTGTTATTGTTGTTATTAACTGGTTGTAGGTCATAAAATAAAACTCTTTGAATTAATGCTTTTTTATAAGCCATAAATTTATCTTATTGTGAATGAAAATAATTCTCCTGCTTGTGTTACATCTCCAGTAGGTAAAGTAACTACATTACCAACTATCTGTAAATACATAGGATTTGCAGTAGGTAAGTTTGTAATACCTTTAACTAATCCTGACCTCATCGCAATTAATACTACTTTATTAACCAATCCACCAACTGCAAAACTACTATCTCCTGCAGCAGGTGTATGATAAATAGTTGTTGCTCCACCGCTTGTTGCATTATTAGAGAATACCCTTACTCCATCATTTACATTGCCTAAATAAATAGGACTTGTATATGCTTTTAATTCAGGGAATATAACATCTAATCCGCTGCCTGGATTAAAGTATTCAGAAAATAATAAATAATTCTCTCTTAAATAATTAATTAATCTTTGCTTGTAAAATTCAGCAGTCTTTTTATATTCATTACCTATCAACTCTAAATCTGCTCTACTTGGAGCATTGCTTTCTTCACTTGTCTTTTGTAATATCCCCTTACTGAAAAATTGATAACCTAATCCAAAGGGTAATAAACTCATCGTGTACCATACCAAACAATCCGTAATAAAATTATCTAATAAAGATTTCTCTAAATTAGAAAGGTTTGCAGCCTCTATTCCTGATTGTAAACGTAGGTATAAAGTACTTCCCAAAGCAGGTTGCAAATAAAGGTCTTGCGCTACTTTAATATGTGGCTTTAATTGTTTACCATCAATAGCATCACTTATTCCCGTTCTGCTTTTAATTAGATTCTCAGATATGAAAAGTATATTTGCGCTCATTTATTTTTTCTTTTGAATTATTAATGCCTTCCATTCGTGTCTGCATTGTGTTTCTATTATGCCATCATTATTCCAAAATCCACCAACTCTATCAAATACCGAATAACCTAATGCAGCACTCATTTGTTCTATTCTTGCCCTTGACCATAATTTAGTCTTCGCAAGTTCCATCATTTTAACGCAAAATAAACGAGATGGATGAGCAGGTGTATTTCTTTCTGAACTTGGTACAATGCTTCTCCAAGCATAAGTGTAAGCAATAGATAATAAGTTTTTAGGCTTAGGAGCATCCGCCTCTACATTTGTTCTCACTCTTTCAATAACTACATCTTTACCAACCTTAACCTCTTTAACATCTAATATCTTATTGTCAACTAAACTTTGCAAGGCTGCCTCTACAACCTTCATATCTTGCTTTAAAACCTCTGCAAGTCCTTCGCTATTGATTCTCTTATCCTTCTTGATATAGCCCAAAATATCGGCTTCTAATTGGCTTAGCTGCTTAACCTCTGCAAAGTGATTAAATTCTCTTGCTGATTTTTCGCTTAAGACCTCATAATCTGCCAAATCATCACTAAACTTTTCAAACATTTCTACCAACTCCATTTCTTTGTCATCACTAGAAAATGTAGCAGGGTCTGAATCCAAACCTAAAAAAGTATTTACATCTGCATCCGTAAATGCAAATCCATTCTTTAACATTAATGCAGCTTGTTCTTTAGAAAGTTTACCATTAGTAAACTGCCTTACAATCCTCATTACGTTTTGATATTGTCTACCTGTAAGATTCTTAATAGAATCATTTGAAGCAGCAATAGGTTGGTCAGTTGGATTAGCTGTTGGATTTTCAGTAGAAACAGGAGCAGCCATTTCAGATGCTAAACCTAATTTTTCTCTAATTTCTTCCCTAGTCATATTAGCAGCCATTACTGCCTCACTAAATTCAAAACTTAATGGTTCTACTGGTATCAATTCATAATCTCCTTTAATACCTACATAATCAAATAATTGATTAAATACTTCCTCAATCGCTTGTTGTCTTTCGTTAACATAAGTATTAGCAAATATCTTATACGCATCCCTTATCTCTGTTGAACCGCCAAGCTGACCTTCAGTCTTAATACCAAACAATGAAGGCGAAGTAACCTGATGACAGGCAAATATTTCTTGCTGAATTAAATTATTTACGTTTGTAAAATCTTCTTTAGTTAACATTGTAGACGATAAAGGCAAAATCTCTGCACTATTATCTTTTGACTTGTTAAACATAATAACAACCCTATCGCCTTCGCTACCTGTGAATTTCTTTTTGATTCCTCTTTCAACTGCCTCTTTTGCTTCCTCTGCAGGTTCGCCACCATTTAAATTAATTAAAGTGGTAGCAACAAAACCGTCTTTAGCATTACCTAAAATATGTCTACTTACCTGAACATCACTCTCAATGTAATTTAAACCTTGAAAGTAATTAGGTAAAGGGTAGATATCAGACTTTGGATTGTATTGTTTAACAAATAAAACCTGACTTGCTACTGGGTCGTTAATATTAAAAGCAGGATAATGTCTAGGCTTCTCTTTATTATCTGACCAATCGTTTTTAACTTGAAATTCGTTTTGCTCTTTATTAGTCCTAACTTTATGATACTCAAGATGATACACATCTTTAATCTGACCTAGTAAATTATATATAACTTGTAGATAATAACCTCCGAAAAGTTCATCATCTAAAATACATTTTTTAGTAATTTGATTCCACGTTTCTCCCTTAGTGTTTGCCTTCTGTTCAATACCATCCCATCCTTGACCGAAAATATAATTCGTTTTGCTTTTAATGATTGCACCGTGTTTTGGACTTTCATTAAATAAACCAATTAAATATTCAGGATAGTTATTATTGCCACCAAATTCAACATAACCCTTTGCCCTCTTTTCTTCAAATCGTGGTTGCTCCGCTTGTGCGAATTTTATTGTGATAATATTCTTATAGTCCATAAGTGACGAAATTATTATTTTGTTCTTCGTATTTAGTAGGTTCAAAAGGTGTAGCAGGATTCAAAAACATATACCCCTCTTCAAGAATTAATCCACTAACTGTTAAATCTCCTGAACTTACTTTTTGGTGTATTGTATAACCCCAAAATCCTTCTTCTTTTAAATCGAAATAATTATTAACTGTAAATGCAAAACTATCGTATCTACCGGTAATACTTTGATTTGTAGCCATCAATTTAACAACATCGCCCGTTACTCTGTGGATAAACACAAATAAAAAGTAAGGATTGCTAATGGTAGCCTTCTCAGTAGCCGTAAAATAAATAGTCTGTGTAAGTCCTTTTGTTAAATTAATCATAGAAAAAAACCCCGACTTTCATCGGTCGGGGCATAAATTAAAAATTAAAAAACTCTATCCTGCTGTAGTCAAAGCTATTCCAACTGCGTTGGTTACTTCAAAGAAATCTTCTCTTTCTGAACCTTCAAATTTCAATACATAACCATTTGCATCTGCTGCTGCTGCACCACTTGTTCCTGTACTTGCTGCTAAGTATAGACCTGCGCCTTTACCGTACATTCTGTAAGTACCATCTTTATCAAGGGTAACTGCTACAACTTTATTTTTAGCTAAGGTAGTGATGATGTTTCTTGTGGTTGCATCTCTTTTATTAATAGGGAAATCTAAAGTTTGCTCAAAAAACAAAGTACCGTTTTCAATAGAACCTGTTGGATTGCTTGCAGCAACCGCACTAGATTTAGTAGGTATTTCAAATTTGTAAAATTTCTTTCCAGCTAATTTTGTAATTCCTGTAACGATACCACTAGCATCGTTTATTGTTACGTTTCCATATTCTGCGAAAAAAACTGCATCTATACCACCAATGGTTTCTCTACAGTCTATTGTATATCCGCTAACTATTGCACAAGGCATATTTATAAGTATTAAATAGGGGAATAGGTTAACTACTCCCCTATGTTAGTAAATTAGATTCCTGCTACGAACTTCACACATTCATTAGTGAAAGCCACATTGACACCAATCTTAAATTCTACGCGATAACGTACATCATTGTTGTCTTCTGAATACCACATTTTGTATGAACCTTCTTCGTCAACCAAATCAACTGCTAAAGCCATATTTGAAAGACTGATTGCATAAGCATCACCAGTTCCGTTCAAACCATTTACACTTACTACTTCAACGTTAGTTGCAGGTAGGATAAATGAAGATGCTTGAGAATCTTGTGGATTGTAAGAGAACATATTTTTTTCTCTGTAAGCAAGGATTAATAAACGATACCAATCATTACCAACGAAGATTTTAACATCTCCTTTGCTTAATACAGCAACAGGAATAGCTTTGTAGATAGCTTCAGTACAAGCGATAACGTTTGAAGCGTTAACAGTTGCAATAGCTGAACCACTGATTCCTGTGTAACCTGATACGTTTGCATCTACTGGAGAACCTGCAGCGATTAATTTTTGTAAACCGTCAAATTTGTTTGTGTTTGCAGTTGCACCTGTTGCATCTCCTTGCCAAATTGCAGTCTCTAATTGAGAAGCAATTCTTGCGTTTTTCTTATCTAAGAATGCTTTTTGGAAATCAGCATTACCAAAATCTTCATAAGTTGAACCTGCTTTCAACGCTTCTTGTGTGAAGTACGCTTCCATATCTTTTGGACAGATTTTCTCTTCTACTTTAATCTTACCTACTGTGATAGTACGTTGAGAGAAAGTAGTTGTACCACTTGCATCGAAAGAACAAGATTGTGCAGCAAATACTGCATCTGTTTCCATCAAAGGAATAGCTACTGAACTTTTTACGTTCGGAATAACGATACCGCTTGAAAGGATTAATTGTTGTGTCTTTGCGTCAAATACTGCACTTGTCAAAAGTGGTTTAACAAGTTGTTTAGTGTATGCGGATAATCCGCTAAAAGCTAATGCCATTTTTTTATAATTGTTTAGTTAAATAAAATATTTAGTGTTTTCTTTTCTTCTACTTCTTTAAAAGCATTTGAAGTTCTTACTGAATTGTCAGGTGCTTGTACCGGCGCTTCTACTAATAAAGTAGATAGTTTCAATAATTCATCAATTACTTTGTTTGCCTTTTTCATTTTTGCTTCATACTCTGAAAATCTTTCTTCGTAAGCTGCAAATTTAGTTTCGTAACTAGCAAATTTCTCATTTGTTAATGATTCAAAAGCTGCAAATTTAGTTCCCATATCTTCTTCGATAGGTTCTTCAACTGGTTCAGCTTCAGGGCTAACAACTTCAATAGCAGTGATAACACCATTATCTCCGATAGTCATTTTTGTACCGTCTACCAATTCAGCTTCTCCTGGCAATGCAGCATTTCCGTCAATCATAACAATACCGCCAACCTCTAGTTTATCAATCATAACTTTACCGCCATCTTTTAATTCGTATTCGGTAACTTCCATCATTGGTTCAACTTCTGGTGCAGCAGCTAATTCGTTAAAATATTGCTTTACTTTTTGTAAAATTTCTTTTGCTTCCATATTACTATTATATTGATTTTTAAAAACTGTTTAAAATTTCTCTTAATTCTGCTAA